CATTAAATGAAATGGGAGTAGATGAATAATGAAAACAATTAAATTATCTGATAAAAACTTTAAATTATTTAAAGAGTTTTGTGAAGAGTGGATTGATCAAAGGAATGAATTAATAGATGAATGTAGTGACTGTGGAGATTATGACCAGATAGAAGAATTAGTTGAACATATAATTTTTGATGTGTATAAGAAAATAAAGGATATTAAATAATGACAAACATCAGTAATAATCGTCATGACTGTATTCTCTCAATGAAAGATCTCATAAGAGATGGTATACCTCGAAATGAGATCATTCATAAAATGAGATCAACTTATCCTGATACACATAAGAATACTTTCTATGATTGGATTCCTATAGCTTATGAAGAG